TTATAACAAAGGATGACCATTGTTATACTGTACAAGAACGTATTAAGCCTAATGCTGACCATTTTAGAACAAAAGGTAAAGGAAAGGAATATAGTAAACCCCAAACTTACCACCCTAATTTAGGTAGTGCATTAGAATCTATTTCAAAAATGCAATTGCATACGAAAGAAAATTACACATCTATTGATGATGTTATAGAAAATTATAAAAAAATTGAATTAAATATTAAACAATACATTGAACAATTATGAATTTAGAAGCATTATTTGATGCAGTTATAGTTAAACCTATTGAAAACGAGGAAGTTACTTATGGAGGTATTATTGTACCAGATATGGGTAAAGAATTAAATGAAGTAGGAGAAGTTATAGCTGTCGGTCCTGGAAAACATACACATTCAGGAGAATTTTTAGAAACAATTATTAAGGTAGGAGATAGAGTTGTCTTACCAACTATGGGATTCACTAAATTACAATTTGATGGTGATGAATATTATGTTGGTCCTGAGAATCAAATCTTAGCCAAAATAAAAGTGCCAGTAGAAGATATACTAGCAGAGACAGAAGTAAGTGAAATTGATAAAGAACATTTAACTGATATTTAATATGAAAAAAGTAGAATTTGGTAAAGAAGCCAGACAAAATTTAATTAAAGGAATTGATATTTTAGCTGATGCTGTAGTTTCAACTTTAGGCCCTAATGGTAGAAATGTTGTTATAGGAAAAGGCATTGTTGAAGCACCTCAAAGTACAAAAGATGGTGTTACAGTAGCTAGAAATATTGTATTAAAAGAAACTAATCAAGAACTAGGTGTTCAGTTAGTTAAGTATGCTGCAATTAAAACAGCAGATAAAGCAGGAGATGGTACAACTACCTCTACTCTATTAGCAAGAGAAATTATAAAAAATGGTTTAACAGCTTTAGATAATAAAGAAAATGCTGTTCAAATTAAAAGAGAAGTTGATCAAGCAGTTAAAGATGTTGTTTCTCAATTAAAAGAAATGTCTGAGGATATAAGTGAAGAAAACCAATTACAACAAATTGCTACTGTATCAGCTAATAATGATGAAGAAGTAGGTAAACTAATTGCTACTGCAGTAGATAAAGTAGGACAACAAGGTGTTGTTCATATTGAATCTTCTAGAACAGCAGATAACTATATTGAAACTGTAGAAGGTATGCAATTTGCTAGAGGTTATAAATCACCTTATTTTGTTACAGATAATAATAACATGACCTCAGTCTTAGAAAACCCAGCTATTCTTATTGTTGATGGTAGATTATCATCTGTTAAAGAATTACTTCCAATATTAGAAGCAGTTGGTGCTCAAGGTAAATCATTATTAATTATTGCAGAAGATATAGATAATGAAGCATTAGCAACTCTTATTGTTAATAAAATGAGAGGTACATTAAGTGTTTGTGCTGTTAAAGCTCCCGATTTTGGAGATAGAAGAAAACTTATCTTAGAAGATATTGCTATCACTACAGGTGGTACTGTATTTAGTAAAGATAAGGGTATGAAATTAGATAAATTCTCTTGGGATTGGTTTGGTGAAGCTAGAGTAGTTACTGTAGAAAAAGAACAAACTACTATAGTTGATGGTAAAGGTGAAGTTGAAAAGATTGAGGCACGTATTGAAGAAATTCAAAATCAACTTGATAAATCAAAAACACCTTATGAAACAGAACAATTACAAAATAGATTAGCTAAGTTTGTAGGTGGAGTTGCTATTATTCATGTAGGTGGATTTACTGAAACTGAAATGAATGAAAGAAAAGATAGAGTTGATGATTCATTACATGCAACAAAAGCTGCTATTGAAGAAGGAATACTTCCAGGAGGTGGTGTTGCTTTACTTTATGCTAGAGAAGCTATCAAAAATAGAAACAATACTGGTGCTCAAATAGTTTATAAAGCATGTGGTAAACCATTTGAACAAATATTACTAAATGCTGGTTATGATAAAACTGAAGCACAATTATTAGGTAAATATAAATTAGTTGATTCAGGTAATGATCATTGGGCTGGTATTCATGTAGATGAAGGTAATGTAATTGACTTTAAAGAAGCAGGAATTATTGATCCTACAAAAGTTACTAGGTTAGCATTACAAAATGCTGCTTCAGTAGCAGGTACAGTTTTATTAACTGAGTGTACTATTATTGAGGATAAAGATAGTGATGAGTTTAAAGATAGAGGTTACGAAAATAATGGAGTACCTCAACCTTCACTTGGAATGTAATAAATTGTTTCGTATATTATAGTATGGCAAAAAAGAAGGTTATAGAAGAGAATATTTTAATTGCTCGCAGAGTACCACCAGGAGACAAGTGGAGACTTGTTGCCAATGAGCCTGATGGTCAAGTCCATAATACGCTTACTGATACCTTGGAAGCTTATATGGTGAAAACTGGCTTTAAGGGGGAGTATAGGTTAGCTCCCCTGAAAAGTGAGTTGTATGCGATTTCTACAACTGAAGAAGAAATAAAACCAGAACCAATTAAACAATATTCTATTTATGGAGAGTACTAATCATAGTTTATTAGTTGAAAAATATAGACCTACAGTATTAGAAAATTATGTGGGTAATGATAATATTAAATCTGTAATATCTAAATACCTAGAACAAAATGATATTCAGAATTTTATATTTTATGGACCTGCTGGTACAGGTAAAACTACATTAGCCAAGTTAATAATTAAAAATTTAGATTGTGATCACATTTATATTAACGCTTCTGACGAGCGTGGGATCGAAACTATTAGGGATAAAGTCTCTAGTTTCGCATCGGTTGCTTCATTTAAGCCCCTCAAGGTTGTTATCTTGGACGAGGCGGATTTTCTCACGATTCAAGCGCAAGCATCGCTCCGAAACATAATAGAAACATTTTCTAGAACTACAAGATTTATTTTAACTTGTAATTATATAGAACGTATAATTGATCCATTACAATCTAGGTGTCAAGTACTAAAAGTAGTTCCACCTAATAAAAAACAAGTTGCATATCATTTGTCTTGGATTATGGATAAAGAAGGTATTGCATTTGATATGGATGATTTAGGTTCCATAGTATTACAGTTTTATCCTGATTTAAGAAAGTGTATTAATACTATTCAAGCCAATACTGTTGATTCACAACTTAAATTAGATAAATCAGTTTTATTTTCATCTAATTATATAGATGAAGTGATAACTGAATTAAGTAAATCAAAACCAAATTTTAAAAATATTAGACAAATAATTGCTAATGCTAATACTGATGACTATGAAGATCTATTTAGAACTTTATATGATAGAGCAAGTGATTATATGCCTGGTAAAGAAGGTACAGTAGCTATTTTAGTTAATGACCATCAATACAAAGCTAATTTCCGAATTGATAAGGAAATTAATATAATGAGTTTAATTAATAATTTAATAAATAATAAATAATATGAGAGGAAGTGCAGGTGGTGCTACACCACAACAACCACAAGTTAATGTTGATTTACAATCAACTAAACCAGTTAAAAATTCTAAAGGTACAGACATTTGGAAATCAAGAGTTATCCTTAGAAAAATTTCTAAATATGTTGCAGGTACTGATAGTGATGCTATTATGCCTATTCCAGTTTTTGTTGATCCTTATAATGATAAGATATTAGCAGATGGATTACCAATGGAATTAAGAGAAGAATTAGCAGACAACAGTATTTTATCTGAGTAGAATGATTAAAAATGTTTGGGATTGGTTAAAACAGATTAATTCAATTAAATCCGATCCCTCATCATTCTCAGATAAAGATTGGGAACTTTGGAATAGTTATATGATTCATAGATTTATGTCTATGAATAGTGATTTTTTAGAGTTAGTAAATGAAGCTCAAAAAATTCACCCTCAAAATAAAGAACAAATATACTCAATTTATAGAGAATATGTTCCTAAAAATAATAAGTGGAATAAATACATTAAATCTAATATTAAACAACAGAAAAAGGAGTTATTAGAGTATTTATCTCGGTATTGGGAATGTTCACAAAATGAAGTAAGAGAATATTTGAATTTTTTGGAAGACGATGAAGTTCTTCGTATATTGAATAGAATGGGAGTTCAACAAAAAGAAATAAATAAATTATTATGAATATAGAAGTATACAATTTTTTAAAAAAAGAAGCTGAAGCTGATAAAGCTAAAGCATTAGCAAGTGTTAAATTACTTACAGGTCATCCTGCAGGTATAGGTGATCATTCAACTAAAGATTATTGGGATAATTGTACTGAAGCCCTTAAATTATTAGCTTCTGCTGAAGAAAGGTTAGAAGTATTAGAAAAATACTTTAACAACAAAGAGCAGGTCAATGGGTGATAGTGTAAAAAAGTACTACGAATTAATTAGTGAAGAAGAAATGGATAAATTAGAAAAATCAACTGAAACAATTGAT